TGAACTAAATGGAGAGATAGCCGGAGTAAAGCTTCGTGGATTCATAGACAGATATAGCCAGACAGAAGGCAAAATGTCACTGACCGTAAGCGACTACAAAACAGGCAAGACACCAAAGTATGACCTAGACGAAAAGTTTTCTCAGCTTTTAATTTATGCAAAACTTCTAATCAACCTTGGCGTTGGCGATGTCGACAAAGTTGAACTTTTGTACCTCAAGGACGGAGTGAAACTCACGCGAGAAGTAACTCATTCTGAAATAGTAAAACTTGAAGAGATGATTCAAGAGACAAAGTCGCAAATAGATGAAAAATGCAGGACTGGTGAGTTTGAAGCAAAGACTTCGTTTCTGTGTAATTTTTGCAGTTACAAACGCATATGTCCGGCGTGGAGATAAAGATGATGCTCAATGATGACGCATTTGCAAGAATGGTTGCAGAGGAAGTAAAGAACAAACTTTCTCCGCTTCATAAAAAACAATTGATGGAGAAGGACAACTGGAGCAGATGGAGAGACGCGCTCCTTTTTCTTTCCGAGAACCTAAAAGAACAGATTGACGAGATTGAGTACGACGCACAAGCGGATGAGGCTAGATACACGGCGCTTGGCAGAGATGGCAGACGGCTTGCTATTGAAGCAAAAGCGGCATACGACTCAAAGCTAAAGAAGGTCAGTAGGTTTAAGTTCCACGTTGACAAGCGACTTGATGAAGTTGCTGCAATGATTGAAACTGGCGATGAAATATCTTCAGATGGATGGGAGCAAGTTGATTTCTACAAGAGAGCGATTGCCACCCATCGTGCAATGTTGAGAGACTACGACCTTGAAGAAACATCAATCGATAGGGCTCTCTGGGCGACCCTTGAAAGCAAGTGGGAGTTTGACCAGATTGACGTTGAGAATCTCTAACTAAGGTGAAACCTAGAAAGCCGCTCAAGAGAGGCAAACCGCCAAAAAGAGGCGCTCCCCCAAAGCGAACTGGTTCAATAAAGAAAAGAAGCAAAAAGCAATCTGAGCTTTATGAACTGCGGCGTCCATTTGTAGAAAAGATTCTTAGCGAACGACCTTTTTGTCAGGCTTGCAAAGTTTTTGCACAGCATGATGAAAAAGTAACTTTTACCCAAAAGAACAGTACGGACGTTCACGAAATAATTCGTCGCTCACAGGGCGGCTCGATACTTGATGAAGATAACGTTCTTGCGGTTTGCAGACCATGTCACACAAGAATTGGAAACTATCCACAGCTTGCTTTTGATTTAGGGTTAGCAAAAAGAAGTTGGGAAAAATAATTTATTATGTCTTTTTATTTGACACTTTCAGTATTTAAACTCAGTATAAACTGGAATTCCTTAGGACCGTTATAGGTGCGAAAGTCGGGTGGGGAAACTCACTCGGCTTTTGCATGTTCGGCATCATTTACTAGATTTTTAATTATAAATGCTTTACTATTTAGCTTTAATAAATAGTGTTACTCTTTTTTCATCTAGCCAATATCTACTCCGAGTGGAAGAAGGGCAGGTGGTCAAAAGGTCTAGTAGTGAAAGCTACGGCAAATCGAAGACTCGACTGTACGCCACCTGTGTCACTCGACAAACCCGCTGAACCGGCTAGGTGTTCGGCGGGTTTTTGCTTTTATGGATTAGTATCTGTCCGTGAATATCAATCTACTTGGGCTTGACCTCTCCTTGACGTCCACTGGGTATTCTCATAACGGTGATACGGGTGTCATCTCAACCAGTGAAAAGGGCGTCCAAAGGCTAAAGACAATTTCTGAAACAATTAAAAAAATAGTTTTAGAAAATGATATTGATGTTGTCATTGTTGAGGGTTATTCCTTCGCATCTCGCAGTGGGCAAGCATTTTCTATTGGGGAACTTGGTGGAGTCGTGCGGCTTTGCCTGTTTGAACTAGGCGTTCCATTCGTGGAAATACCGCCAACATGTAGGGCTAAGTTTGCCACCGGAAAAGGCAACGCTTCAAAGAACGAAGTAATTTCTGCTGTTTCTGCCAAGACCGGAATCGTATGGGGGAACCCTGGGGCAGACGACAAATGTGACGCTTGGATTCTCGAAGAGATGGCTCTTGCCTTTATAGAAAAACCGAGGTTTTCTTGGCCAGCAACGAATATGTCAGCCTTAGACAAAGTAGATTGGAGCCCACTACAAGTGAAAGGCAGTACATGAGAAGCGCACCTATTAGTCAAGTTGAAATTGAACAAGAGATGCTCAGGCTCGTTGGGGAACTAGAAAAAGAAACCGAAGCCTTTGAAGTCCTCGCCGTTGAAGCGGCCAAGAAAGAAGCAAGGTACAAGTCGAACTGGGCAAAGGAATACCTTGCTCGCTCTGGCTCAATCAAAGAGCGTGAGGCTTGGGCCGACTACAAGCTTGATGACGTCAACTACGAATATAAGATTGCAGAGGCTCTTGTTAAGACCAAAAGAGAAGCACTACTGTCTTTGCGAACATCAATAGATGCAATGCGGACACTTAACGCAAACGTGAGAGTACAGGTATGAACGGAATACATCCTTCTTTAAAATCGCTCGCTGTCGACATCGACACTCTTGACTATCTTGAGGGGAATCCGCGAATAGGAAATGTTGAAGCAATCATGGCTTCATACTCAGAGTTCGGTCAGGTTAAGCCAATTGTCGCCAAGAAAAACGACGATGGAACTGCAACTGTTATCGCAGGTAATCACCAACTTGAAGCAGCAGTCAATCTCGGATGGGAACAGATTGCGGTTATTTTCCTAGACGCCGACGACAAGAAAGCAATTGCTTTTGCTCTTGCCGATAACAGGACAATGGAGCTTGGTTATACAGAACCAGAGCTCTTAACCGACATGCTTCTAGAAATTAGCGAGTACTACCCAGACCTTCTTGATGGATTGGGCTGGGACGAATTCGAACTTGCATCAATGGAAAGCGACATGATAATTGAGCAAGCAAGAATGGATAACTCCGAAGAAGAGATTCCACAGACTAGAGAACAAATAGCAGAGCAAAAAGTTTACGACGATGCTGTTGACTCAATAAAGGGAATGGTTCAAAAAGATGATTCTGGAGAAAACAGAATCGTTGCCAATTCGAATCTAGACCATTCTGATATTGCTACTCGTGGCTCCACTATTGCTGTACCGGGCTCAGCTCCGCAGGCAGCAGTTCAATACACAATTGTTTTTGATAATGCAGACCAGCAGGCTCTGTGGTACAAATTTATCAAGTGGCTGCGTTCTGACCCAGCTGTTGACGGAGACACCACGGCAGAGAAATTGATTAACTTCATAGACCCACACATGCCATGACCAGACAAAGAATGTTCTTGAACATTTCGTGCGTAGAAGCTGCGCGCCAAAGAATCAGGCATGTCTACGACCAGTTCGACACTGTGTGCGTGCAGTTCTCTGGTGGCAAAGACTCAACGGCTGCTCTGCTATTGGCAAAGGAAGTTCACGAGGAACGTGGGCTTGGACCAGTCAAAGTTATCTTCAGAGATGAAGAGATGGTTAGCCCAAAGACAATTGAATATGTTGAAAGAGTAAGGAACTACGACTGGGTGGATATGGAATGGTATTGCCTTCCATTCATTGCTGAAGTTTGGGTTCTTGGAAAGCGTGAACGAATCCTTCTATGGGGCGCTCTTCGCGGAAGCGAGGGCAGGTGGGTTAGAGATATGCCACCATGGGCAATCAATGCTCAAACACTTGGACTAAACCCGGCCATGTCGCTTCCAGAGCAAACCGACTACTACACAATGCAGGGAAAGGTCGGCAACGTTGCCTTCATCACTGGTGTTCGTGCAAGTGAGTCAATGGTTCGTTATCGCTCAATTGTTCAGAAGCTTCATGAAAATTACATTGTTACTCCATACAAGCTAAAAAGAGGAATACCTCTTAAGTTCGCAAAGGTCATTTACGACTGGAATACGGATGATGTTTTCAAGTTCATAGTCGAAGAGCACGGTTCTGATTATTGCGAGTACTACGACCTTGCAGCTTTGACTGGCAGCAATACGCGAGTCGGTATCCCACTCCACTCCATTGCTATCAGAAGAATCGGAGATGTGGTTGCCACCGAACCGGAATTCTATGACAAGCTTGTTGAGTGTTTTCCGCACATTGACGCTCAAAGAAGAATATGGAAAGACTTCGATGTTGAGAAGTTGATTTCTAAGTATGCCAAGGATGGTTTTACTGGTGCATCCAACTTCATCAATGATTTTATTATTGGCGAAGAAGCAGCTCGGTCTGCAAGAACTTTCGTAGCGAAGTTTAGGCAGAAGCACGCAACGGACCCAGGTGGATACCCACTAAATTACTTAATCAGAACTCTTCTCTTAAATCAGTTTGACTCAAACTCTCCAACCCCAGTTGGTCCTAAGACAAAAGCTCATGCCGTTAGAACAATTGAAGCAACAGAGGAACAAAGTGAAACATTTGAATATTAATTACGTAAAGGCAAGCGACTTAAAGATTCCGGAATGGAAGGCAACGCACATACTCCGTCCAGACTTGCTTGTCTTGTCTGCATCGCTAATGGAATTTGGTTTTATTGAGCCAATCCACATCCGAGCATCAACCAAGGAAGTTATAGACGGAAGCGAAAGACTCAGACTGGCCATGAATGTTTCAAGAATTGCCGATGCTCATGGGGACATGATTCCAGTCATCGAGCACGATTGCGATGGTCTGACCGCAATGATGATGCATCTACGCCTAAACAGGGGGCGCGGAAACCTGGTTTCAAAGAAGATTTCCAACATAGTACGGAAGCTAAAGCAGTCTGGAAAATACAATCGCCATGATTTTGATTCGCTTTTGTGCATGAAGACTGACGAGCTTGAGGTAATGTTAGAGGCGTCAATCATCAAGACGAGAAACATAGCTGAACACACGTACTCCCGTGCTTGGGTCCCAATTGAGGCTCCTGCAGGAACAGTGGACAGCGAGCCAGTTGTAGAAAGACCACCGAATCCGGATAGGTGACGGTGATATAATTATTTTATTAGTCCGTCCAAAAACAAGGAACAATTAATATGCCACAGCCAATTCAAGGACCAACGCTTGCTGAAGTAGCTTTGAATCGAAGAGAAAATGAAAAACTTGTTAAAGCGAGGGGTGTTCTTTCCAAAGACGGCAGGGACAGACTGAAGAAGGCGCTGAAAGCTCCAGACATGACTGGTGCCACTCAGAGAGAAAAAGCCAGACAAAGACAGATAGCCAGGGAACTCAAGAAGTACAGAACAGGAGCAAAGGGCGCTCCGTCGACACGAAAAGCCAACGCTCTTTTCAACGAGTCTGGAAGAATTGGCGCAAGAGCAAGAAAACGAGCAGCTGAAAAAACAGCAGCAGCAGCCAAGAAGGCAAAGAAGGCCAAGAAAGCCGCTAAGAAGGCACCCGCCAAAAAGGCTGCTAAAAAGGCTCCAGCCAAGAAGGCAGCCAAGAAGGCAGCACGACCAGTTAAGAAAGCAGCCAAGAAAAGTCGCTAGGACTTAATTATTGAGTTGTAAATAATTAGTGCTTTTCTTTAAAGTGCTACAATTGGACTGAAAAGTTGCAACCTCAGAGGTAAGCCATGCTTGTATCAGTTCACGATTTAGTCACATACATGGACATTTCGCTGTCTATGCGTCAACAAGATGCTGCCGAGATGGTTCTTGAAGGTCTTCAAAGCGAGCTAGAAGCGTATCTTCGCAGACCTGTCGAGCCAACAGAGTTCACCGAAGAATATGTTCTTGACTCAGGTCACCTTGGCGTTCCAATGGGCACTTTCCTTTCAGTTAATAGGCCGGTTGGTGACTCATTTAGCACGACGAGTCCTGTGGAAAATACAGTCTATACGGAGCCTCCACAGACAATATATTTGCGCAACTCCCCTGTCGTCTCTGTAATCGAGGTCACCGTCAAGCCGCAATTCGGCGAAGAGCGCGTTTTGGTTCCGGAAAGCGACTATGTGGTTAGACGATACGGAATCGACTACTTCTTTGGATTCTCCAACGACATAGTCACAGTTAATTACACTGCCGGACTTGATGGTGAGAACATAAAGATGTTTAAGTTGATGATTCTTCGTGCTGCAACTCGCGAAATGCAAAACATGCATGATGACGTCGTTGGCGTTAAGGACCTCAACACGAGAAACGTTGCGCCACTAGAAACTGGATTCAGTGACCGCGAGCTTGCCTCTGTAAGGAAGTACAGAAGAGTCAGAGTTGCGTAATGGCTAGAACAACTGGCAGGATAACAATTGAGGTTGAGGTCAAGGCGGACGACGTCCTTGAACTCCTGGAAAACATGAAGGACAGGGCCAGTGATATGCGGCCTGTTTTCAGATGGGCAAAGGGTCAACTCGAATTAGCCAATGCGGCAAACTTCATGGCTAACGGCCTTCCAAGCGGAAAGCCATGGGCGCCACTTGACAAGGACTACGGCACATGGAAATCAGCACGCTTCCCCGGACGCGGAACGATGGTTCAGACTGGCAACCTTTTTAGAAGCCTTATCAACATGAACGACTCGTCGGTTAACGTTATAGAAAAAGATACAGCTACATTTGGGACCAACGTTGAGTACGCAAAGTTTCATCAATATGGAACCACAAAAATGGCCAAAAGAAAAATAGTTTTCACGCCACGGGAATTCCCACGAGAACTTGGAATTAACATGGTCAAATATATGGTTCTTGGTGAGGATGCGATTACATGAGCCTGATGCATGGCCCACAGTTTGCCAAGTCTTATGTCAATGAATATCTTAAATTGGATATTCCAACGAGAATAGTTAGCTATCGAAATGGCTGGAACGTTGACGACATTACTCTCCCGACGCCAATCGATTTCTTCATCCACGAACCAATTGCTATGGATACTTGGCCGACAATAATCACCGCAGCGATATCTACGAGCAAATTTGAAAGAATTGGCTATGACGGGTCAGACCCCCTTTACCGTGTCGACTACTCAATGCGCACATATGTATGGACGAGGTCGGATGGAGCTGAAGCCGTAACAACGATGAGGGACCGCTTAACCACGGTTCTCAGAGCGGCACTTCTCGACTACCCGTGCCTTAAGGCGTATGACGATAGGAACTCTTTTCGTGCAATGATTGACGAGTCAACCCTTCGTGAAGAGTTTTCCGACTTGACACTCCTAAAGGGCGACAGGTTCCTTGCTGGTTCATACATCTCGTACACGCTACAAATAGACGAGATAGTCACCAGAGAGCCAATAGGTGAAGTTTCAGAAATCGACCTGGAAGTAGTAAATACTCCATTGACCGATAGTCTCCCTACTTTCGAACCTTTGTGAAGTACAATAAAAAAGGTTTAAAACATATAACCGTTTAATTCAAATCTTTTTAACAGTTGCATTAGATAAACGTTTTGCATCTGTACAATTGAACCAATAGACGGGATTTCAATCCTAAAACGAGCAACAGGAGTGTCCAATGCCCGGTGTAGTAATTTCAACAGCAGTAAGAACAGGTCCATCATCAGCAACGGTTCGTGAGTCATCACAGCTTTTTGTTGTTGGTCTCGCAGAACGCGGTCCAGCAGACGAAGCAACCATGGTTCAGAGCATTGCTGATTTCGAATCAATTTTTGGTGGCTACCAGTCATACTCATACCTGCACCCAACCGTTGAAACCTTCTTTGAAGAAGGCGGCACGCAGGCCTACATCGCTCGCACGGTTGGCGCATCGGCCACAACTGGTGAACTAATCCTTGCTGACTCGACAGAGCAAGACGTTATCACCATTACAGCAAATGGACCTGGAGAATGGAGCGAGGATGTTGACGTTGAGGTTGTGGACGTAATTGCAGGAACATCTTTCAAAATTAATATCTCATACAACAACGAGCTTGTTTACTCAACTGGCACCGTAACTTCTGCAGCTCAAGCTGTCGGCCGGATTAACTTAAGCTCAATTGCTACGAAATATGTATCAGCAGAAGTTACTCCTGGAGCATCGACGCTACCAGAAGCAATTGAAGCAACAGCACTTTCCGCAGGTGACGACCAGCGTCCTAACGTGGTTGTAGGAAACTACATCAACTCTCTTGACGCGTTCAACGGAGCTCTTGGAGCTGGAGCTGTAACATGCCCAGAAAACTTTGCGTCGCTAATGACGAATGCGCTCGTTGCTCACGCAAATGCAAATAGCAGAATTGCCATACTTCATGGCGCATCAAATGCAACAACAGCTCAAATTCTTGAAAAGGCGCTTGACATTCAAGCAGAAGACAACGCAGAACACGCAGCCCTTTATCACCCATGGGTGGTTGTTCCAACCACAGTTCCTGGTGTTTCACGGACAATTCCACCAGTTGGATACGTAGCCGCAAAGCGTGCACAAGCACACAATCAAACTGGCTCGCATGTTCCTGCCGCAGGCCTCCTTTCATCAGCTCGCTTCGTAAGCGGAACAGCAGTTGATATCAACAAGACAACTGGTGATGCACTTGACGACGGCAACGTAAACGCAATCAGAATTATTCAAAATTCTGTAAGAATTTACGGTGCTCGTTCATGCTCAGCTGATGATGAGAACTTTAGATACATCACATCGCAGGACACGATTAACACAATCGTTGTTGACGCTGGCAGAACGCTTGAAGACCTTGTCTTCAGCACGATTGATGGAAGAAACACAATCTTCTCAGCAATCGAATCGCGTCTCATTGCAATTCTTTCACCGCTTCGCGACATTGGCGCACTCTTTGAGGCCTATGACGCCAACGGAAGAAAGATTGACTCCGGATTCACCGTAACATGCAATGCTGCTCTCAACCCAACCACACAGCTTGCTGGTGGAACGGTGAAAGCAAAAGTTGGTGTACGCACTAGCTCAGTCGGTGACAAAATCGAAGTCGACATTGTTAAGTCAAACCTTACGGCGTCAGTCGTTTAACGGAGGAATAAAGCATGCCAAATACAAAAGTTTCTCAAAGGCAAGTACTTGGAAGTATTGTGCCAGTGAACCAGACGCACCCAAAGTGGACGAACTTCAAGTTCGCACAGGTGTCAGGTGGAGAAATCACTGCCTCTGTTGAAAAGATTTATGAAGGTGGAAAGCTCCGTCCAACGGTTCTTTGCGCTCCTTCGGAAATCGGAGACATCACGCTTACCGCCCACTATGACTCAGACAGAGTCGCCAGTGACCTCGGTACCGGATTGGCAGAAAAGATTGCTCGCCTTCGCCCGTTGGTTGGTCGCGCAGAGTATGACGTCACAGTTCAGGTTTTTGACTGCGACCTAGCCGTTCCTGGAACAGACCGCGTTTACTACAAGGCCCTCCTTGTAGGCATAACCGAGCCGGATGGTGACTCATCATCTGGTGCTCCAGCAACATTTGCTCTGACCTTCGCAATCCAAGACGTAGAGTCACCAACCCTCTAATCCTTCTTTAATAGCAGTTCCACTGAGGTGCAACTGGGTGTGGTAGGTTTTGTCCCATGAGCGACAATCCACTTTTCACATCAGAAGAATCACAAATAGCACAGCCAAAGAGCAAGGCGGCCAAGACCGATGGTCCAGCCAAGGTAGAAGATACCGCACTTGCTCGTTTGCGTAACACAATCTCAAAAAAGGTTGAGCGAACAGTTGTTTTGCTTGAAGTACCTGAGCGCCCTGGCGTCCATGTTCGAATCAGTCCGAACATCACCCAGAATCAAATGCGCAACTGGCGCAAACAAGCTGGTGAAGACTCAAGAAACGGCCTTGACGCAACAAAGTTTGCATGTATGGTTATTGGTCATACCACGGTTGGAATTGAAATCGATGGTGAAGAAGTGTTTGACGAAAATGGAAACGAAGTCACATTTGCTTCACCTGTAATTCTTGAGATGACAGAAACAACCCGTCCCCTTCCTGACTGTGTTAGAGCTTTCTTTGGAGTAGACCCACACGTTGAAGCAGCAGCTCTTGCAATTCTTGACGCAGCTGGCTACTCGGATACGGTTGATGCTGTGGACCCCTCGAAGGGGTCTTCGACGAACTAGTCGATTCAGCAGAAATTAAAACAGCTGCTCGACTTGGAGAACTGTTCGGGACAGACCCCATAAAAATCCTTCAATCAGACGACACTGACTGGCTGATTAGGCTCGCCTGTGCTAAAGTTATATCGAACGACCGCGAAGAGCAAGAGCGCAAGTCGAAGACTCAGCAGGCCTAAAGGCACTGTATAGCTCGAACGTTTTTACACTCACGTGACTTAAAACTCATGGAGAAGTAAAGGTATGGCAGACGAGAAAATCGTCATAAAAATAGATGTAGACGCTAGAACTACAGCTATTGAGAAAACCACGCAGGCCGTAAAAAGGCTCAAACGCGAGTCTGGCAAGTTCTCGTCTGGGCGCAGTGACGTAAATACCTATCTAGACAAAATGGATAAAGGTTTAACTAAAAGCACAGGGAAACTAAAGCGCCACTTTGACTTTGTGGACAAAGGCATAAAGGCCTTCGGTGGGGTTCTAAAGAAGTTTGTAACATTTGCCCTTAAGGGCGTAATTGCTGAAATGGCCCTCCTTGGAGCAGCGATGCTCGGTGTACACGCCTTATTTATTGCTGGAAAGTTTATAGCTAAAGCATACTCAGGGGCTATGCAGATAGTTGCCGGAGGTGCCGCGGCGGCAACCGTGGCAATTGCAACTGCTGCTGCCGCTATTAGAGAGCAACAGGCGGCGATGTACGCCTACCGAGGAAAAGGCGCTAAAGAACTAGGTTCCGGGCTAAATCAGGCACGAGCAGCAATGCGCGCCTTGCAAATGGACGCGGACCTCGCCGGACTTGGTGTTGCTGCCTTGAACAAGTCGTATGCAGTTATGTCAAAAACAATGAGTACTCCGCAGATAAATGCGAGTACTGGTTTGTTTAAGAATTTAATGGACTTTGGTTCTGCGGGTCAAGACCCTGCTGCAGCTGCTGAAAAAGTTGCAGCAGTAATTGAATCTCTTTCAAACTCAAAGAAGAGTCTTTCTGATGTTAAGGCTGCCGCAAATGCTGTCGGCCCAGAAATGGCAGAAGCACTAAAGAAAGCAAACGTAAAAACAAAAGACCAACTCAAGCAATTGATTATGTCTGGAAAACTTGCAGAATTTGGTGGAGTTGCCGGACAGTTTGACGCAGTTAACAACACGCTTATTGGTAAAGCAAAAGCATTTTTTAATTTAATTAAGGGTCAATTTGCTGACTTTGGACAACAGTTTCTAGAGCCAGCAAAAGTAGCAATGCAAAAAATATTTAACATCATCTCTCGTGATTTGAGAAAGCTGATGGTTGCCACATCTGCCTTCGGCACCGGAACGTTCATGGACTCACTGGTAGCCGGTGTGGACAAAGTTAGTTCGTTCATGGTAAATGTCATCGAAAAATGGCTGCCAAAAACACAAGGTTTCTTTGGTCGAATTGGCAGTTGGTGGGGCTCTTTCACCAACGGTTGGAGGAAGATGGTTGAATACATGCGACCACTTATTGATGGTGCGCGTGTTCTTGAAAAAGCTTTCTCCCCAATATGGGCAGCAATCAAACAGGGCGGCATTGACAACATACAGCTATTCAGGGAAGAGCTGCTTGAGAATGAAAGTGAGGTTCTTGAATTTGGGAATAAAATTGGTGGATTAATTTCTGGGATATCTGATTTCAGCCAAGGCCTGAAGAAGGCGTTCTTCGATATTCTGCCAATCATAAATGACGTAATTGGTGGTCTCACCATGATGTTCAAGCAGGCTGCTGGTTTCATGACGATGTTCAGTGGTAAGGGTGCGTTTCTTAGTCTCATTCCGATTTTGACAATGTTCCTTGGTGGCAGAAAGATGTCAGCCACAAAGGGCGGGTTCATGAGTGCTGGAAGCATGGGCCTCCAGAGCATGAATGTCCAAGCAACAAACGTAAATATAAATGGCGCAGGTCCTGGTGTTGGCGGTCCAAGAGCCCCTGGCGGCTCCCCATCTTTGGCTAGTGGTGGTAGGCCAAACAATTTTGGCAACAATAACTCTAGGGTAATTGCAAATCAACTCCCAATAACAGCGAATACCTACGGCGGCCCAACTGCCACCCCATCCGCTGGATGGGGTTTTACTCCAGCATCTGGACCACTCGGAACAATGAATCCGTACCAACCAATTAATGGCGGAAAAGGATTTAGAAACTGGCTGAATAAGGGGAGATACATGCGAAGCAGTTCGCAGTACTCGGCAAAATTGTTTGGCAATGAACAAACTGGTCAAAAGGGTCTGAATAATAGCATGGGTGTAAAAATGGGCACCGCACTCGCTCTTGGTGTGGGAAGCCAGTACGCTCCAGAGGAAATGCGTGGAGCCATGGCTCTTGGCGGTGCCGTGGGAATGTTTAATCCACTTGCCGGAATTGGCATTGCAGGAGTCGGCGGAGCAGTGAAGGCCAAAGGCGCAGCCAAGGGTGCGGTTGCGGGTGCTGCTGGTGGAGCCGCGATTGGTGCAATGGTTGCTCCATACTTCGGTCCATGGTCAATCGCCATAGGAGCAGGAATCGGTATTCTTGCTGGCGGAATAATGGGCGGGATTAATGAAGTCCGAGAGAAAGCAAAACAAGCCCGTGCTGCAATCAAGAGTTCGGTTGGAAGCATCTTTACAGGGATAATGACAGAGCGTTCCATTGAATTTGAAGACAATCTAAATGCCGTAAAGGGTGGAGGAATAACCAAGGGTCGCAGGGGTTCCTTTGAAGGCGTAGGCGCTGATTTTATTTCGAAAACACAAGGACTAAGCGAAAAAGCTGCCGCTGGGGCAAAAAAAAGACCCGGAGAAGCCGCCACGGATGTCTTGAATAAAAATATTACACGCCTCATCAATCCAGTGGCGCTAACCACAAGGGCCCTAAGTGCGTTGACGCCAGACTTTGTAGGAAATTTAATGTCAAAAATACCTGGTGGTGGGGTTATCGACAACATACCAGGGGCGGGATTGGTCAAGGGCCTTATTGGCATGGATGTCAAAACCGCTAGTACTGGAAGAAACGAAGATTTCTTACAAGACCTGTTTGACAATCAGGCGAAGTATGGAATGAAGATGACCGAAGATGAATTAAAAAAAGCGCTCGACGACCCTGAAAATTCTGTTAAAGAATATGTAAAGCGAATAGAGGAAAGCAGCAAAGCATTCAAGATGATGGATGATGTAAACAAGGACCGCCTTGACACTCTTTCAAAAATGAGTGGTAAAACAAAACCCGAGCTTGAAGCACTTGCAAAAAATCTTGGCGTAAATCTCTATGACGCAACGATAAAATTTGATGACCTTGTAACAAAATTGAGAATCAACATGCTCCGTTCGGCCGATGAGATGAAGGCCGCCCAGACAAATGCGCTACTTGATTCAACAAGCTTATTCGACGACGCGATAAAGCAGATAGATGCAACATATGCGATTGATGAAAAATCAAGGACTCTGAAAGACCAATTCGACGCTGGAAGCTTAACCGAGAAAAACTTGCTCGGCTACATGCAGTCTCTTCCTGCAGACCTAGCTGCGATGTACGGCGGAGACCCGGTAAAGGCATTCTACGAACTTCGCAGGTCGGTTGGAAGCAAGGACGGAACTCAATTCCAAACCGGTGCAGCCCTAGAGGGAATGGACCAACTATTCCTTAATAATCCAGTGTTCCAGAAATACATGAAACAGTCAGAGGATGCAATGCTCGGCGAAGCAGCGACCCAGGTTGGAGCCGTTGTCAATCAGGGCGACAGAATGGTCGACCCTGAATTAGTTAAACAGAAACTGAAGGGTATGGACCCAGAAGCACAAGAAGCATTCATGGCGAAGATATCGGCGTATGAAACAACCATGAACCTGCCTGGGTTGGACGCAGCAGAACGAGCAGCAAAAATGAAAGGCGCAGAATCACTACTTGCAGAAATAGGGATATCACCATCGCAATTAGAGAAGATACCGAAAGAGAATCTGGATGCAGCCACCAAAATGGATGAAGCAAGCGAGGCTTTCAAAGGCGCAGTAGAACAATACGTTCAACATACGGCTGCTGCTTTTGGTCCAGATGCTGACAAACCAGAATGGTGGTCAAAAGAAGCCATGAGCGCGATTATGGGTGGAGATACATCTTCTCCAAGAGGAAAAGGAATCGGCGACACTACATCTTCTCGTCTAGCCCAGACCATGAGCCGACATGCCGCAATGAATGGTCAGCTCACAGGCAAGAGAACAATCACTTCTGCATACAGGACAATGGGTCTTGGCTCTCCAAGTTCAGACCACGTAATGGGTCGCGCATACGACCTAACCGGACAAAATCTCGGTGCGTACTCAAAACTTGTTCACGCGAACGGTGGCTTTGCTGAATTCCACGGAGCAGGCGGCGGAAGACATCTTCACGTAGTTCCAGGGCCAGGTCCAATTGGTGACACAAGAACTCCCGCTTCGTCGTATATGGCTCCACAAAGACCATCCGAAATGGGCGGTGGCGGTGGGGTTACTGTAAATATGAATGTTTACCCTGGCTCGAATATGAACACAAAAGAATTTGCTTCGATGGTCATAACCCAGCTTAAGGCCGAGATGAAGAATGCTGAGCAGAGGTCCTAAACATGGCGATATCAGATAGTTGGGTAAAAAACCAAATACTTTTTCTTAAACATTCGACAATACGCTCACAGGATATTGAGTTAAAGCCGGACGCATCTTCTCGTGGGCTTTACTGGAAGTATGTAAAAGTAAAAATTGAGGATTTAGAAGTAGCAAAGTCAAACCCAAGGTGGGATTCTTTTGCAAACATAACTCCAGGTTTTAGACGTCAGGATAACAATTTTTATTGGCAGCCTTTCCCAGAATTCGCTCTAGATTATAGAATCTATATCGATGGAGATGCAAATCCATTCCCAAAATATGATGTTGCCGCAAAAGCCTATTCAGCCGTAGACCCAATAATAATAAGGCCATTAGATAGAACCGCAGCATCCACAATCAACAGAAATAGACTTGCTATTGATTTGGGGAAGGTATCGATTGGGAAAAATCAAAAAATAAGAGCCGTTGCACCAGGGACTATTTACGAGCTCAACGGTTTAATTTATCGAGCTACAGATTTGTACTTAACTGATTCCGTATACACCGGACTCGTAGCATCGCAAAGAAATGTCTTTCTTGGTCAGGTTCAAATATGGCAGAAGGTTGCCGAAATAGCCGACGGAGTTTACGAACCAATCCCCTATGGGAACTACTGGTTCAACCCATACACGCCAGCATTTTTTTTACTAAGGTCAGATTTCAAATCTACATCCCTGTACAAACAAGACACAACTGCTGAAGAATTAAGGCTTGGCAGAATTGCCGCTTCGATGGAAGCTGGCAAATCTCCATCACAAGCAGAAGCAGAGACAGATGGAATTGACACAAAGGCCGCTGCAACATTGGAAAATATCCAAAACGGTAAAACCGAAGTGTCAACCGCCGCAACAGCTGGGACCACAAGGAACGGGAATGGAACAGTACCAGACAATGGAACATCAACAGGGGCAACTGGAGCAATAATTAGAACAGCCGTAAAAGTTCGTGGAGGTTTTGGTTTTGTAAATCCTGGTCAAGTAACAGGCACAGAACCCCAGATGGTTCAGTACTACAAGAGCGCTGGTAGCCAGATAACAGAACCAGATAGACATTTATTCATTCCAAAACCAAATCAAATCAATTATCAAAACCTTGGTTCTGAATGGACGGAAATAGACAGGGCTGGAAGGATACCTCTTGTTGACTGGAAGAACTTTAGATTAATGAAAGTTTCTTTCCAGTTTATTGTAATCCCAGATGAAACATACAGGCTTGGAGCTTTTGGTAGCACTGCAGATGATGGGGTTACACTTTCGATAGACGACAAACTTGAGAAGTTGAGAAATATGGCTGCAAGGCCATATCCGGTAATTCTGTACGGATTCGACGACCTGCTAACCAATACAAGTGAATTTGTTTCTTCGGGTGGTTCTGGAGTTCAGTTTGTAATAAACGACCTGACAATATCTTCTTTGATGAGAACTTCGAATGGAGCTATAAATAGAGCAACATGCGACATTACTCTTCAAGAAGTACCAATTGAGCTTATTAATCTAATTTCTCTACCAAAGCTTGTCCCAGGGCAGATTATTCCACCAAATAAAATAGATAATCCAATAATCACGGGAGACCGAGCAAGGTTCACAGATAAAACAAAGAACTACACCAGTAAGGGCACGTAGAAATGGCTGGAACAACATATATCGACTTAAATCAAAATAAATACGACGGAAATGCTCAAAGCGTAAATGGTTCAATATCTATTGGTTCACTTTCAGCTGGGTTGATGACGTCTATAGACAATTCGATAATAAGCGTAAGCGTTAATTATTCTATGAATGAGGCCTCCCAGTTAAGTTTTGAGGTGCTTGAGTCAATGACCGTTGACTACACAAGAACTTCTTTTGCTGAAAAAATGTTCCCAAGAACGCTCGATTACGCTTCCAATAACTACTTTCAAGTTGGCACTGATGTTGTTTATGAAACTCAGTCACTAAATGAGCGCATTGACACAAATAACCCGAGCAACAGCGCTCTAGTCCGACAGAAACAGCTATTCGAGATAGCCAGCGTTGACTTCAGCCAAGGCCCTGGAGGAAGTCCTGTCTGGCAGGTTCAATGCTGGACGAAAGCGATACAGCAAATGAAGCGAGACAGAAAACCAGACCCGTCTTCAGGAACTTCGTCTCAGTATGTAAGACGTGCTGCTGAAAAATATGGATTAAAATTCTGGGGCGAAGAAACAACAAAAAAAGTAAAAATAAATAAGGCAACAGGTGGAAAGCAGTCAGACTCACTGTGGACTGTTTTGCAAAGATTAGCCCAAGAAGCAAAATTTGTTTTGTTTGAGACTGATGGACATCTAATATTTGCGTCAGAAAAATATTTGTTACATAAATGGGGCATAGACAGTGGAGACACTGTAAGAATTTGGAACAAGAAAAAACAACAGTTTATAGTTAAGCCAACAAAGTTCATACCATTGCAGTACCCATATGTAACCAAGGGGACTCCTGGGTACTTCTTTGCACTGTCATACCCATCAATAAACGTGTCTTCCAACGACCCGAGATACGGCTCTGGAAGCATTGTTATAGATAGAACTAATGGAACACAGGTAAGACCTGGCATGACAGCCTATATTGGTGATGTCCCAGGGTTCAATGGGTACTACCTAATTGAGACAGTCACATTTAATGACAGAAGCCCTGACCCTGTAAGTGTCAGTTTTAGAAAACCGACCAGAGAAGAGAAAGAACAGAAAGAGATTCCCGTCGGAATTAAATTTTTATCAACGAATGCAACACAAGCGATTCCAACACGAACTCAGGCATCGGTTAAACCAGCAAACATAGATGCGAGAGTTTTCCCGCTACCAACAGAATCAAATGAATATGCATATCCAAGAATGGCAACCGGCATAGTCGCCACTGGCAACATACCGCTTTACTCAAGGCCAGTGCTTGTGTTGGAGGGAGAGGTTGGTACAACGTCCGCGATAGTTGCGTACCAGAGAAGCAACGGAACAATAAATAGCGGAAAATGGGAAGCCGGGAATACCGCTGTATTGATACCAACAATATGGACCGTGGATGGCGCGGCTAATCAATTGAACGCGGCTAATTCAATCCAGAAATATATAGATACCGGATACAACCTTGGAAAATTCTCTTCAAAAGAAAAAGCCCTCGAGTACTCAAAAATTATTCAGCAGCAGCAGCTTCAAATTTTAATAAAAAGATTCCCAAACGTTGACCCATATGCAGGTGGGACGTACATGAATACGGCCGGTTCAACATGATTATTTATAAATCTATTGACATTCATTCGTCGATAGTCATTAATGTAAACTCTATTTATTCAATTTAATAAAGACGGACAAAAAC